CAAATCCTTTCCGCTGTTCCTCAATTCCGGTCCGCAACTTAACCATGACCATCCGCGCTTTGTGAACTTCCTTGAGCCCTTTTTCATCATCCAGCCCGTCAATTTTCAGCGGCATGAATTCCTGTGACAGCTTGCCAATAAGGGCATCGTTTGCATCAAACTTGACTACTGCGAAATTAACTACCTGTGTAGCAACTTCTTTTTCTCCCATATAATTTTCTCCTTTAAATTTTGACCTTCATTCCATTCCGATAGAAATAATGTTCGCCCCTGTATTGCATGGTCGCTTCAATGCCATGATGCTTGTGTAGAGCCTTGATATACGCTGGCGCAACGTGATCATCAGGCTCCGCGCCGCGGGCTATCCAGACAAAAAACACGACAAGGAATAATATTAGAAATAAGAACACAGCCGCACTCTTTAGGTGGTCTCTCATGGCTACTCCTCCTCGTCTTCTGCTTCAATTAATTCGCCGCCACAAAACGGGCAATAGTTCATGCTATTTTCTTTGGGCGTTCCATCAGTCAAAATAAATGACTCGCCGCAAGAGGCATCCCAGTAAGTGTCTGGATAAAGATTTTCACTTCTTTTCCACGTGCATTTTTCTAATGGCATATCTTCCCCCTCCTCCTCATCCGCACACGCCGCATCGTTAGGCGGCCTTCGCCGTGTCAGGTCGAGTTTGCAACCGCCGTTACGGTCTTGATAAGCACACCGCATGGAGAAGCACATGATTTAAGCACCCGGTTTGTACGTCAGGCACTTCTCTCCTTTTTCATCAACCGCCAATTTAAAAGCATATTGGCAAGCGGGCATATACTTCGCCTTCTTGTCTCTATACATACAATCTGCTTTACAAAATTCAGGTATTGGATATTCCTTCTTCATAAGACCTCCTCCGGGGCGGGCTTTCACCCGCCCCATGCTAAAGTGAATACTAAAAATAAACAGACTATTAAGGGTAAATACATGTTGCCTCTGCTTCCCAAGCTGCCTACAGGACGATTCAGGGTTTTTAGATCGTCAGCCTTATTCGCTTCAACGGTGGCTAAGTTCGGTCGGTTGTCCTTCCGCTTGCCTATGAACATGAACGGCGGCTTTCGGCTTTTGAGGGGATTATATCATCTGCATCTGGCTTGTCAAGCATTATTTTTACACAATGTTATTTTTTTTATTGACAAGTCGATTCTATAAGGTATAATACACATCATGCAACCACTAACATTAAACACAAAACTAATCAAACAGGAAATGGAAAGGGCGGGCATGACACGCTCTATGTTGTGTAAAAGATGGAGGATTTCCCGACAGGTAGCCTTTTATATCTTCCATGAAAAGCCCGTTTCTTATGCTCATAAGTTTGCTAAATTATTTAACAGACCAACAAAGGACTTTGTTTTATGAAATTACCAACTACCATAAAGGCTATAAAAAAATTACAAAAATACAACCCTGAAAAAGAAAAGTTTATCTACTTTCTTGTTTATAGGGAATTATGCGGGAATCAGTTGAGGTTAAAATTTAATGAGGGTTACGGAGCAAGAATATGAGCGACTTAAAAATCGTCCCGTTACGAAGATAACGGATATGGCGGTCTTTGATATTGTTCCTGTAGCAAAGCCGAGAATGACACGGCGGGATAAGTGGCTTAATCCTCCACGCCCCAAAGTTGCCAAATACAGGGCGTTTTGTAATGAAGCAAAGGCCTTGAAGATAACCATTGAGCCATCTGGAAGCCACGTTCTCTTTGTCTTGCCTATGCCAAAGTCTTGGTCAAAGCAGAAAAAAGAGATAATGAATTACCAGATGCACCAACAAACACCCGACCTTGATAATCTTGCGAAAGCTCTTTTCGATGCCCTGTTTGAGAACGATTGTCAAATATACGATGTGCGATTAACAAAAGTATGGGGATACAAGGGACAGATAAAAATAAGAGCAAAAACATAGACACATGAAGCGCAAGGAGTTTCTCGATAAGCTGAAGAGGGAGAAGAAAAATGAGAGAAAGAAGCGAAATCGTAAAAGAGGCACTAAGAAGATTTCCAAAGCTCCCAAAGAAAACGATAGCCCGTTACATACTGCATGAATACGGGGAACACTTTGACGGTAATCTTGAGGCGATCAGGTCAGCCATTCGCTACAAGACACAGAGCACCGGTGTTCGTAACCGCGCCGTAAAAGACCCCATTAAAAAAGACCCCGTCAAGATGCCTCCGACATGGAGAAGGCAGAAAACACCCTACAGGCTTAACCCCGGCCTCTGGTTGGTACTCTCCGACCTCCACGTTCCCTTTCACGAATTAAAACCCATTGAGGCTGCTATAAAGTACGCTCAAGAGCAAGGCGTTACAGGAGTGTTCATCAACGGTGATCTTCAAGATTGTGCTTCTATTTCTTACTGGCCTTCCGTTATCAAACGGGATTTCAACAAGGAGATTGAGGCTACCATTGACTTTCTGGACTTTCTTGAACAGGAGCTTCCTGTTGAAACCGTCTATAAGCCCGGAAACCATGAATACAGATTGCCCCGGCTGTTCGCATCCAAAGTGCCTGAACTTGTAGGTATGCCGCTTGCCGCTATGGATCTGTCTTGGGACTGGAATACCGGGGCATTGAGTTCCTTGACTTCTACCAATACGTCTATGCCGGGAAACTGCCTATCCTACACGGCCACGAAGTCCAGAGAATACACCTTGCGGTGAATCCGGCAAGGGGGCTGTTTCTCAAAACCCGTTCTTGGGCTGCCTGTTCTCATTGTCATACTACCTCAGAAAACAATGCAAGAAACATACAGGGAACGTATCTCACAACGTGGTCTTTCGGTTGCCTCTGTGATCTTCACCCGGATTACAATTCAGTCAACGACTGGAATTGGGGTACTGCTTTAATCAACATCGAAAAGAACGGGCAATTTGAAGTGATAAACAAACGCATATTACCTAACGGGGCGGTGGCCTGATGGACTGGCTATTAGTGGCGGGATTTTACTTCATTTCTGATTACCTCATTGTGAAATATTACAAGCGTATCATCTTGAACAACCGCCTCATGGCATCGCTAATATCGGCAACGATAGTCGGGCTGACCTTAATCTCAATTACCATCGTCGTGGATAGCCCGTGGCTTATTGCGGCGGCGGTTATGGGTGCATTTGGGGGTACATGGGTAGGAATGCACAAATAGTGAATTAGTGTCTCATATTTCACAAATAATGAAATACAAGTAAGGAGGAAATAATGGGAGAATGTGGTTGCGGAGAAATGATACCGCACAAGGTATTTAAGATTGGTAATAGGATTTTGGCAGTTGAAATCTATCGAGGCTGTCAAGATTGTTGCACAGGTATAACCGTTACTCTTAACTTGTTCACTAAGAAAGAGTGGAAAACGTGGGACATAGAACCCGATGCCGAGTTTAAGGTAGACGAACACGGATATGCCCAAATTGCTTTTCCAATTATCGAACAAGAAGACCTCGTTGCAGTTGCAAAAAGCGAAGAATATCAAAACATCTTTGATGGGGAAAATGGATACGAGAACCTTGAAGATTTTTTCCATGATGAAGGACTAAGAATATTACAGGAGGCGGTGGAACACTGTCAATTAAGGCAAAAAGGATACACGCCATAATCCCATCGAATGACCCGACTTGCTGTAGCAACATTGAGCCGAGCTACGACATATCGCACCTCTCCATACAAGAGAAGGCAATCGTGTGTGACCGTATTTTGCAATATCTCTGGACTGAAAACGATGTGAGAAAGTGGTTTCCGAAGGTGGGGAGTAAAGAAAAATGAGGGTTTTAGTGGCTTGTGAATTTTCGGGAATAGTCAGAGATGCTTTTGCGGCAAGGGGGCATGATGCGTGGAGTTGTGATTTGTTGCCGACAGAAAGACCGGGAAATCATATTCAAGGAGATGTTTTGGAGATTCTCAATGACGGATGGAATTTGATGATAGCACACCCGCCGTGTCCACGATTAACCAATGCGGCTGTCTGCTGGCTACATAAACGTAATTTATGGAAAGAGTTAGATGAGGCAGCCATTTTCTTTAAGAAGTTTTTAAATGCACCGATTTCAAAAATAGCTGTAGAAAATCCTATCCCCCATAAATATGCCGTGGAAAGAATTGGTAGAAAGTATGACCAGCTTGTTCAGCCATATATGTTTGGACATCCAGAAAGAAAGGCAACCTTTTATGGATAAAAGGTTTACCTTTATTACAACAAACTAACGATGTAAAATCAGAAATGGAAAAATTACCAAAACACTTATCTCAACGAGTTCATTATGCAAGTCCAAGCCCCAATAGATGGAAAGAACGTAGCCGTACTTTTCAGGGCATAGCCAACGCAATGGCGGAGCAATGGGGATAGCAGTTTCCGAAACGGGGGGAGAATGAAAGTATATTTAGCGGCTCGATATAGTAGGCGTGAGGAACTTTGCGTTTATCGTAAAATACTTCAATCTTTGGGTTATACCGTACAGGCTCGGTGGTTAGATGGTAAACATCAGATCACAAGCGAGGGCGTGCCGATAGGTGATAACGGCGAAGCACTTATTGAAGCTGAACACAGTATCGGAAACAACGAACTTCGCGCCAAATTTGCCCAGGACGATTGGGAAGACGTAACGGGTGCGGATATTGTCATAAACTTTACAGAGCCGCCACGATCAAACCATAGTCGCGGAGGTAGGCACGTTGAATACGGCATAGCCCTTGCCCTGCAAAAGCGTACCTTCGTCGTCGGCTACCGTGAAAACCTTTTTCATTGGCTACCCACTGTTGATTTTTACAAAACCTTCAGCGAGGTGCTTGAGCGTCTTACGAGGATGACGGAGTAATGCAAAATAATCTGTTGACAGGGCGAATGAAAGTGGTAGGATGAGGTATCAGGTGGGAGGCACGCCCGTGATAGAATCTGTAAAATTTGATAAAAAGCCAATATTTAAACGCCTTGTGGGGTTTTGCCTGTCTATCAGGAAACGTGCCACTCACAGGGCGTTTTTTATTGGCGAAGGATAGGCATGAAGTATGCTGACAAACTCAAGGATCCAAAATGGCAAAAACGTAGACTTGAAATTTTTAACCGTGATAATTGGACTTGTAGGCTGTGTAAGGAGCCAGACAAATCATTGGTGCTTCATCACTTGTGCTACTTCCCCAAAATTGAGCCGTGGGAATATGAGGATAAATATTTATTGACCTTATGCGAACCATGCCACGATAAAAACGATTTTAAAACGCTCGGCGGTTTGGTTGATAAAATTATTCTTGATGCCTTTCTTCAAAGCCGTAGGCGGATGCTGGAAAACATTTTAGAAGATAATTATGACCCCGAATTATCAAGACATTTAGATTTAGTGCTGTGCCTGTTGGGTGTGTAGCTATGGCAAAGAATAAGCTTCTTGAAGCGGCATTGACGTATGAAGAAATGGGTTTTTCTGTTATTCCCATAATCCCCGGTCAAAAGAAACCGATGGTCAAATGGGAATCATTCCAAAAGCAACGGGCAACAAGACCACAAATTATTTCCTGGTGGTCTGCAACACCAGATGCAAACATTGGAATTGTTACGGGCGAAATATCGGATCTGTTTGTAGTAGATATAGACACAGAGGAAGGACAACAAAACCTTCTACAATACGGATTTGATAATGCCAGCACACCGATCGTTAAAACTCCCCGGGGCGGCCAGCATCTATATTTCAAATATCCAAAGGGCAGAAACATAACCATCGGAGCCGGAAAAATTAAGGGTACAGATTTCCGGGGCAATGGTGGTTATGTCCTCGCCCCCCCATCAAAGAACGGTGAGGGCAAACCGTATCAATGGATCGTAGATTTGAGCCATGAACGGAGCCTCGCCATGCCAGAGGCTTATCTTAAAATAATAAGTACATTATATATAGGCAATGTAGACAAGACAAAAGACGATAGTCTACAAGTGTCTACAGAGTCTACAAATGTCTACAATGAAAATATATGGGAAGTGGGCAAAAGGGACGATAGTTTATTTAGATTAGCCTATACTTTAGCATTAGGTAAATGCACAAAAGAATATGCCTTTCAAGTGCTTATCTCTATAACTGAATCATGGGGAGAGCATGATGAGAAATGGATCCAAGACAAAATCGAGAGCGCATGGAAGAGGGCAAAATCTAAAGAACGGAACCTAATGCAAGACATCAGGGATGACATTGTGTCTACAAGCGGC